CACCTTGGTTGGTTGCTAAATCATTAACTGGTGTTGATGTGCTAGATTTAGAAGAAGTAGACATCGATCCACCACCAAAGTCTTCTGCAGTTTTAATTCTAATCTCTTTAACTGTCATTGAAAGTTCTATAATAGAAGGATAATGATTTCTATAATTCACATACCCGTTAGGAACCGGGTTGACAGATAAGTCAGATATAAAAGCATAATCTACTTTAACGAAACCTTCTTTATCACCATTTGTAAGATTCATAGTTACAAGATTTGGGTAGTCGAGAACAAAGCCATAAACAGCTAGACTAGGATGCATAATTTGTTTAAGCATTTTAATAATGCCATCTAAATTTCTGCTCTGTTGCTCATTACGTGGAGAAATCTTCCATTTAAAATTAAACGTTCTTAAATTGACATTATTAAATATCATTGCAGTGTGTGGATTACGAACAATACCTGCTGTAGCTTGTGTAGTTTCTAAAATGTTTAATCCAAAGTCAGCAGACGATGGAACCATTGCAAGTAAACCAGTTCCAAATGCTGCAATATCACCTCCAAAACTATCACGGGCGCCTAATCTTTCTCTAATAGTATTCTTAAGTGATGTAAGTGTGTTTGCTCTTTGATCTGCATTAGTGAGTGCACCAGCTATACCTAAGTCAGCTGATCCTATACTCATAGAATACTCATCCTGAGGTAAGTTATCAGGTAGAGGTAGTGTAATGAAACCGATCGGTTGTTTTAGAAGTTTTGCGTTTGGACCAGGTCTTTGATACTGAAAGATATTGATGTGTGTTTTTGCACTAACATCTCCTTCATTATAGTTAAACGCGCGATAATTTGCAAGTCCCATTTTAATCCTATAAATATTTTGTCTATTTATGGTGTGATTTTATGGCTTCTTATAAGGGTAAATTTAAACCTAAAAATCCTGAAAAGTACATAGGTAATCCTACTAATATTATTTATCGTAGTTCTTGGGAACTACGACTTATGAGGTATTTTGATTCTAACCCTAATATTATTCAATGGGGTTCAGAGGAGATTTATATTCCCTACATATCACCTCTTGATAAGAAAATACACCGATACTTTCCAGACTTTGTTGTAAAAATGAAGGTGAAAGATGGTACAATAAATACTACAATGATAGAAGTAAAACCATACAATCAAACTAAAGAACCTGTTAGACAGGAAAATCACCCAAGACGTTATCTTAAAGAAGTATATACCTGGGGTGTCAATCAAGCAAAATGGAAAGCAGCTGCTGAGTTTTGTAAAGATCGTAGATGGGACTTTAAGATAATGACTGAGAAAGATATAGGCGTATAATGACTATCTTTACCGATATTCTTAACAAAGGAAGAACTGGGATGCAGAGTCCTGGTCTTAAAGATTCTAGAGATTGGTTTAGAGAGAAGGCACGTGCTGTAGCATCAGTCAATACATCTCGTCTGGTATCTGGTAACCCTAAACATCAAAGAACTATAGTTCTTCCTGGTAATATGTACATGTTTTCTTATGAAGCAAAGTACAAAGAGACTTTACCTTTCTACGATAGATTTCCTCTGGTGTTTCCTTTCCATGTAGAGAGTGATAGTTTTACCGGAATCAATCTTCATTATCTACCTCATATCTTAAGAGCAAAGTTAATGGATGCTCTCTATGATCTCGCTACTAATGTAAGATTCGATGAAAAGACTAAACTAAGACTATCATATACAGTTCTTAATTCTTCTTCTCGTTATAAATACTTTGAACCATGTGTAAAGAAATATTTGTTTACTCATACTAAATCTAGATTTTTAATGGTACCTTCTAATGAGTGGGATATTGCATTATTCTTACCATTAGAAAGATTTACAGTTAACAAGTCAATAGTGTATAAGAATACACTAGAGCAGATAGGAAGATAATGGCATTCAGTATAAGAGAGATTAGTTCTGCAATTAACAGAGCTGGTGGTCTATCTAGAAAACCACACTTCTCAGTATCTATTCTACCTCCTAGATTTCTTTCATACGGAACTGCAAGACGTCTAGAGTATCTTTGTTCATCTGCATCTCTACCTGGTGTGCATTTAGATTCAGTTGCAATCAGACCTCAAGGTTATGGTACACCTGAATCTAGACCTAATGATGTAGTTACTAATAATGTTCGTATGAATATTATGATGGATAACAATGGTGAAGTTATAGACTTCTTTCATCGTTGGATTGGTAATATTGTTAACTTTAGTAATGATAGAAGATCAGCATCTAACTCTACTGATCTTAATTTTTATGAATTTGCATACCCAGAAGAGTATGAAGGTAATATAGAACTTTATGTTTATAATGGTACGTTTGGATTCTTTGGTGGTGAGACACTAGTAACTAAATTTACTCTCAATCAAGCATATCCTATCGATATTGGTGATGTAGATGTCTCATGGGATAGTGATAATGAAGTTAACATTCTACCAGTTACATTTGCATACAATATCTGGACTTCAATAAGTCTTCCTTTTGATAACAGTATGAGAGATACTTATAAGTATATCTATACTCCTCGTAATGGTTTAGAAGGTGAAGTTCCTACTGAACTAACACCTGAAGCGCAAGCTGATGTTCAGCAAGAAGCAGCAAGAGGTAGAGCTGCAGCTCGAAATTAATTATTTTTAACGTGAGGTTATATTATGAGTCTTCCAAAGATTAATCATCATCTTTTTAAAATTACTATACCTTCTACAAAGAAGTCGTATAACTTTAGACCTTATACAGTCAAAGAAGAAAAGCTTCTTCTTATGATGAAGGACTCTGAGATTATATCTGATATTGTAGATACTATTATTCAGATTATTAATAACTGCTGTGTCGATACTATTGATACTAAATCTCTCGCTATCTTTGATATAGAATACATCTTTATTAAATTGAGAGCAAAATCAGTAGGTGAAGAGATAGAATTAGTATATACAGAAGATGATAATAAGGTTAAACTAACAGTAGATTTAGATAAAGTAGAAGTTAAATTTAACCCAGATCATTCTAAAAAGTTAGCATTGTTTGATGATATAGGGGTAACTATGAGATACCCTTCATATAAAGATATGATAAAATTACAAGATATATTAGATAAGAAAACTAACATTGATGATTTTATATATGAGATGCTGATTGACTGTGTAGAAAACGTTTATGATGATAAACAAGTTTACAATGAATTTTCTAAAGAAGAAATAGAGAAATTTGTATTATCTCTACCGATGGAATGCTCTGCTAAATTTAGACAATTCTTTGATACAATGCCAGCTTTGCAGCATGAAATTGAAATAAAATTAAAAGATAACTCGATTAAAAAAATAATGCTGAGGGGCTTAAAGGATTTTTTTATACTTTGACCGGTTACACATCGTTGCCGGTCTACTATAAAACTATATTTTCATTAATGCAGCACCATAAATACTCGTTAGCAGATATAAATGATCTCTATCCGTTTGAAAGAGATATATTTGTAGAACTGCTTGTGCAGTATTTACAGGAATTAAAAGAGAAAAATGGCTGATCCTTTAAAAATGTCCGATAAGGATTTAATGGAGCTTATAGCTAAAACTAAGCGTCCAGGTCTCGCAGCAACTGTTCAAGGTGAGATGGCTGCATATCAACAGACTAAAGCCTCAATGGTTTCTGCAGTTAAACCTGCTGTTATGGATAATGCAGTTCTCACAGAAGTAAAAAAAACTAATTCTCTTTTAAATAAACTTATTAATGTAAATCAAGCTGGTATTAATAATAATAGAGAGTTTGCTGAAAAAATGTTCAGCGCTCTAGATTATCTCTCTACTACATCTGGTGAACGACAAAGAGATATAGCGATTGCAGGTCGCGGAACCATTTCTAAACCTGAACCTACAAGCACAGAAAATAAAGACAAAGAAAGCGGAGGAATAGGATCTTTCTTAAACACTCTTTTTGGTCCAGCTGCACCTGGATTGCTTGCAAGCTTTTTACCTTCTATTTTAAAAACTGCAGGTAAAGTAGGTTTAGTAACTGCATTAGCATCTTTAGTATATTCTAGATTAGGAGATGATCTTAAAAAGACTTTAGCAGAATGGGGTCTTGATCAAGATACTGTGCCGGTAGCGGCATCTGCAGCTACTCTTCTTTTTAGTTTTATTCCAACTAGATATTTAATTAAAGGCGCATTAATAGCCAGTCTAGCAGGTTGGGTGTTTGGTAAACTTAATGATTACATGGGTGGAGAGTTAGAAAAAGTTACGGGATTAGACTCAGCTGAATTTGGTTTATTTGCAGGATTTAAATCGTTAATATCAGATCTTACAAGTAAGCTATTAGGAATTGTATCTAAAAATGCAGAAAAAGCAATAACAGAAACTACTGAAAAAACCGCTGTAAAAGTGGCAGAAAGAGTGGGTGAAAGAGGCGCTGTAACTGCTGGAGAGAGAGCAGCATCATCCGCTGCTAAAAGAGTAGGTGAAAGAGGTGCAGTAACTGCTGGAGAAAGAGTAGCTGGTGAAGTAGCAGCAGCAAGCGCTGGTGAAGCTGCAAGAATGGCATCAAAATTAAAGCCTAACTTATCTACTAAAGAGCTAGAAGCATTAGCTGAAGCGGGAATAAAAATTGCAAAGAATGGTGCTTTATATAAAGAAGTAGAAGGTAAAGGTACTGTATTTTTAAGTAATGCAGAAAAAGAAGCTGTGTTAAAAGGAATAAGCGGCGCTACATTAACTGCTGCTGAAAAAGGCTCCCTCTCTGCTTTAGGTATTGTTTTAAAAGGTAGCTCACTTGCATTAAAAGCTGTACCACTTGCTGGCGACATATATATGGGTTATGAAAATTATCAAGAATCTGGATCATTTGGTCAAGCATTAGCAGCTACTGGTGGTTCTTTTATAGGTCGTACCGGAGGCGCTTTATTAGGATCATTTGCTGGACCTGTTGGAACTTTTACCGGGGAAGTTGGAGGTTCTTTAGCTGGTGCCTATGCAGGAGCTGAAGCTTATAAAAATATTTCAAGTTGGTTTTCTAGTTCAGAAGCTCCTGCAGTAAATATGGGTGCAGGAGGGCAAGGTCAATTTAAACCTACTACTAGAGATAATAATTTAAAATTTATTGAAGATAGAGCTCGTAAGGAAGGTGGTTCATCTGCACCTATCGTTATTAACAAGGGTGGTGATACCGTTAATAACATAAACAACACCACCGGTGGTAATTCCGGTGGTGGCAGTCCTTCTAAAGATGTAAACCCATGGGACATGTATACAATTGGTAGTCCCTATACTGGCACATACTTTTAATCAGTACTTGCAAGCTTTTTAAAGAAGCTCAAATCTTCATCGTCATCATCCCAAGGCGCTGACTCTTGTTTAGTAGCTGGGATTGAAGGTGCAGGAGCAGCCCTCTGAGGAGTTGGAAATGCTTCATCTTCTTCAATTGCAGGAGGCATACGTTGGGCAGAATCATTTGCTGCACCAAGAGCCTTCTCTAAACGCATCTTAAGTTCTTCATATGACTTAAAGTGTTTAGGGTCAACTAACTCTTGCAATGAATGCTCTTTACTCCAGATAGTCTTAATCTGTTCGTCATCTTGTGCAATAGGTGCAGAAGATTCAAACTCTGACTTATCGTAGTTACGATAACCTTCTACCTGACGAATCTTAAGCTTGAAGTTAGCACCATCCCAGAAGTCAAATGGGTTGATTGCCTTCTCATCAGCAAATTGTGGATGCATTGCTTCATTAAGCTTATCAAAGATCTTCTTACCATACTTGAACAAGAATACCTTACCGTTATTTTCTGGGCGGGTAGGATCATTGACAACAAGAATGTTTGAGAAGTAAGAAAGACGACGCTTATATTTACGTACGAGATCTTTGTTTGATTCAATACCAGAGTTCCAAAGCTTAGTATTCATTTCTGAAACTGGATCTGGTTTATTAAGAGTAGTTAAACTCTTTTCGATATACCAACCGCCAGGACCCTGGAACCCATGGTCCCAAATGCGAACGAAAGGCATGTCTTCCCCGGATGGAGCGGGAAGAAAACGAATGATCGCATAACCGTTTCCGGCTTTATCGACATCTGGTTTCCAGAAGCGATCGTCGTCCGAGCTACCTTGGGGAACTGTAGAATTGAGCTTGTTGAGCTCTGATGTGAGTTTGTCAAAGTTTGACTTACGATTTTGTTTAAGTGCTTCGAAATTAATAGTCATAATATTCTCCGTTGTTTACGATGTATAATTGTATGAACGATGTATAATGATATCAAGAGAATTTATTCCTCAAGATACCACAGTATTTATCCTTGTCATACTCAAGGAATGGGTGTAACTTTTTACAATTCATGGCTATTTGTGGCCAGAGAACTGGATCAGTAATCTCTTTATTCCATTTACTAAAGAAACGAACACAATCTTGTATGATGATAAACGTTTCTTTTGCAATCTTTTTGCGTGTGAGTAAAGTAAGAAGGTAGGGATAATCACCCGGTTTTACTTCAAAGTTAGCATCGAAGTTCTCAAGTAAGTTATCAATATCACCTTCGAATGTATATTGTAGAGTTTGTTTACGTCTTAGAAACTCATTATACTTCATTTGCTGATCTAAACCAAACAGATCACCAACCCAGAGTTTTTGATTCTCTGAAAGATTAGCAACCAAGAACGTAAGAGGGTCTTCGTGTTTAGATAATTTATAGAACATATATTTGTCTTTACGAGTTTCAAATGTATGTTCAGATGCTCTCACTTTACCATTATATTTAAAGAAGTCATAAGAAGCTGTAGTAAAGTGATTCTTAATCGCTGTATATAGTTTGTAGGCTTCAAAAGGACTCATATAGGTAGTCTTGCTGACTTTCTAATCATATTTAAATTTTCAGCCTCGTATTGTATCTTAGCTTTTAATACTGAGTTTTGTTTTACGAGTGCTGCTGCTGTTTCTACTTCAATATTATTCATTTCACAATAATGTAATACTGCGTCAAAAAAATCAAGGTTTTTAGTAAGGACTAGTTTCTCAATCTCTTTGACAAAGTCAGAAGAGGTCTTAATGTTACTAATTTTCATAATTTACCTTATGTGAGGGAGGGATTGCTCCCTCCCTTTTAATATTATTTCTTATCAATAAATTGTTTTAATTCTTCTGCAAGTAATACAATATCTGATTTAGTAGGATACGTTGGAATATCATCTAAAGTCATATTGTATTCTTTTTGCATACGAATCTTTTCCATCTTAGAATAATATTCTTGAGAGAGCTGACTCTGTGCAAAATTTAAAAGATCAAATCTAATTTCGTATGGATTCTTAGTCATTTATTTTACTCCTGTGTGTGTTGTGTGTGTAGTGAGGGGATTCTGTTTCCAAGCTCCCCCCGGGCTCATATCAAGCAGCGAGTGCTAGATTAGGTGCAAAGTTATCGTTTGCATTTAGTTTGTTTGCATCAGTCTCAGGTTAGCCTTTACTACACCTGTCGATCCTAGTTCCGGCCCAGCAAAGGTACAGCACGCTATATCTTTGGTGGACCGGGCGGGTACCGCCCCCGCGTCCAGAATGTCTATTCTACTTCCGTCAACGACATCAGCTCTTTATTTATAGTATGTTTTAAAATATAGATCAACTGTTATTTTGCTTTACGTCCACGTTTTTTAAAACTACCAGTACCACCTGTCTTTACCCAGGATGTTTTACCACTTTGCTTCTTAACTTTAGTAAAAGTAGAAGAACCTGATTTAGTTTTAACTACCTTAGAAGTGGTAGAACCGTTTGTTGAATTTCTAGATCTTGAAAGTATTTTACCTAATCCAAACATTTTAGACTCCGTTTCTTTATATTGTTTTCTTACTTCTAGTAGTTGATCAATATACACATCACGTCTATCTTCAAAGTACTGCGGTTCATCACCATCGACTGATATAAGAATAACTATTCTGCTGACTGGTATTTTAAATCTCTCTTCGAACATAATAGCATACGCTGATGCTTGACAGAAGTAGTTAGTAATATAATCTCTATTCTTATGTCTGGTAGACGTCTTAAAATCTATAACTGAAAGTTTACCTTTCCATTCTGCAACACAATCTACCGTACCAGCCATCTGTAAGAAGTCAGAGTACAGTCTTGTCTCTTGAAGATGCACATTATCTATATTATCATCTATAAGAGGTTTAATTGCACTAAAATTTAAACTATCGTTGTAATTATATTTCTCTACATCAATATCAGCATTATCAACATAGTTTTCAAACAGAGTGTGCATTCTTGTTCCACGTACAGCCGCCTTTGAACTTATTTTGTTAGCTTCTTCATTACCTACCTTCTGTCTCCATTCCTTTATACTCTTCTCATTCATGAGTCCAGTAACTGTGGTAACTGAAGGATAAAGGACACCGGTAGGTGTCTTATAGTATCTACCGGTGTCCGTATTTACTTGTTCCAGAACGTCGAAATTATCTAAGGATAGATTAACCTTAGTGAAAGACTTTCTGTTGTTTAAAATTGAGTTCAACATTATTGGGCACTATCACTACTTTAGGATTTTCATAATTTTGTTTTCTAATAATAAATTCTTTTACAAGTCCAGATCTAACAATGTCTTCTACATCCATTTCTATTGATGTAAAATATTTTTTCATTGATGTGACGATCTTCATGAAGTGCATAACTCCTTCCCTTTCATCGTCGTATTTTAGATCTGTTTGTCTATAATCTCCACAGAAGAGTATTCTGCAGTTTTTACCAATGCGTGTTATGATAGTACTCAATTCATGATACGTCATGTTTTGGCATTCATCTACAATAACAATCGTGTCATCGAACGTTACTCCTCTTAAAAATGATGATGTCTCGAAATTAATCATACTTTTAGATTTTAAGATTTCGTAAGCATCTCCTCTTCCAAAAAGTTCGCTACAGATAGATTGGTATGGAGCTTCGTAGACTCTTGATTTCTCCTTTATGTTGCCTGGAAGGAATCCCATATCGCGGGATGGTACTACAGATCTAATAATTGTAATTGATCTGTAATCTTTGTAATTGAGTAGCTCGGTGAGAGCAAGGTACATTGATACGAACGATTTGCCTGTACCGGGTAGACCATGGATAAGAATATTTTTTCCGTTAGTAAAGTCTTTAAATATTTTTTCTTGATTTTCCGTTTTAGGTAATATTGTTTTGAGCTCTAAGTTATTTTTATTTTGTTTAACCTCTTGACGCTTTTGTTGCTTTAGTAGTCTTTTTTCAGCGCGTGTGAGTCTATCCATGTATACCTCTTGTGTTATTACCAGGTGTTGATCGTATTGTTCCTCCCGCTAGCTTTTTTAACTCTCTTAAGAACATCACGAAAGCCCGCATCAGGTTTTCTAATACCTAATCGGGTTGGGTCTGCAATAGCAGGAGCTGTCTTAATGATTTGTTCTAGATGTGGATTTGATTCTTTATATGAATCTAATTCTGAGATTGACATGTCAATGTCAAACTGCTTTTTAGTTTTGGTATCGTAGAATGTATAATTAGCCATTCAGTTCCACACCTTTAGACTTCCAGTATGCTTGGACGTCATCTTTATTTATCGGATCAAGACCTTTTGAACGCATTTCTTCTTCTACTAAATCTTGAAGATATGCTTTTTCATTTAGATTACGAGGGTTATAATACTCATCAATAATCTTAGTTACTACTTCTTTATTGCTGTTAAGAATCTGTGACACCTAACATCTCCCTAAGTTTAAGTTGAACTCGTTTTAACGCATCAGGTTCATGTTCAAGGAATACACTAAGTGTTTCTTGAACACCTCTTTTGCGACCTTCTAGCCAATAGTAGAATGCTACTACTGCAATGAGCAGAGTATAGAGTAATGCGCTTGTTAAATTGTCCATTAATCGTCTTCGTATGAGAGTAATCGATCTATATTTTTTGATCGCAAAGCATTATCATAATTACGAAAATGCTTTTTTTGTCTTTCTTCTTTTACTTCTTTAAAAGAAATATTTTCTTCATCTTGTATAAAACTATTAAAAGGTTTCTTCTTGCTCTTAAGATCAAGCTTTTTATAGTTACCAGATCTATTCATGTTGGAAACAACTCCGGAAATGCTGCATAGGCTACATCTTTAGTTAGTCCAGGAAATGGACTAGTTTTATCCTTCATAGCAATAAGAAGATCTGCATCATCTGGTACTACTGTTTGAAGGATATCTATAAACATAGACTCTCTTTTAACCTGCTTAAGATTAGGATTAAGACCGTCTACGAAATGAGAAAGCTTGCGTGCTTCTTTATAAAGCATACCTGGTTCATCAAACTCGCAATATTTAAAAGGAGGTTTACCTTCAGGAAGAAGGAATTTTACTTGAGGGTGAAACATATACTGAAGTACGATCTTCATTGGTTCACTTTGATTGTATCTTAACGCTTCTACTATTTGATCTTTAGATTTAAATTCACTGCACTTTTTTAGTATTGTTGAAAGAGGAACAGTTGCCATTAAAAGTCACCTATATTTTCCATCATGTTCTTTAGTTTATACTCAATAAAATAATTAAACAACTTACTTTTATCTTTACCTTGTTCGCTTAGATATTTATTAATAACTTCGTCTCTAATACTATCAGGTACGTGTTTAAGATTTACAAGTTGTGAATTTCTATACCAGTTACGCCACAACGGACTATTATTATCAATAGCTGATTGTGTTATCTGATCTAGTTTCTTTTGTGTAAGAGGCTTTTGACGTTTGTTACTAACAAATGTATCATCATCAGATAATACATTAGGTATACCATCACCTACATCACCTTTAAGAATATGTTCTTGTAGGAAGCGTTCTGGATTATCATGTGTAATCCATTTCTTTCTAACTGGATCATATTGCTTGACATTAGATTGAGTTTGTAATTGTACAAAGTCTTTATCACCAGAGAGAATAAGAATCTTATGCTGGTCATTAGTACTCTTAACTAGAGATGCAATAATGTCATCAGCTTCTGCCGTATCAACTTGAATGACAGGATAGGGCAAATTATCTTTTATTTCTTGTTTGACTTTGTTAAAGATATCAAATACATTAGTCCAATTAATCTCAGACTCGTCTCGATTCTTTTTCCTATTGGCCTTATAGTAAGGAAAGATCTGCTTACGCCAATAATTCTTATCGTCACATGCAATAATCATCTCACCATATTCATTACCAAACTTCTGTTTGTATGAACGAAGTGAATTAATCACCATATGACGAAACAAACTCTCCTCAATAGGGACGTTTGTGTGATTTCCTAACTGAGTCATCAAGTTGGAAATCATAACCTGATTAAAATCTATAATAATCATTGTAAAAAGTTCCACATAAATCTGTACTATATTTATTATATAGTTTTTAATTTATGTGTTCAACTGTTTTCCTTGGATTCTTTCTAATTCTTTTTTAGCATCAGTTTCTAGTGTTACTGCTTCTTCGGCTATTTCTTGAAATGGATGGTTAAGATTCTTAGCCGAATACACTAATGCTTTTATAGCTTCTTCTAGAAAGATTACGTGTTTTACTGTACTTTCATCTGCTTTCAAATTAAGTCCGTAAGATGTAAAAATACCTATTGCAGCTTCTAGCATATCACCACTTACTTCATCACAGAAGTGTTGTCTAACTTCCATGATGTGTTCGATAGATTGCTCTACACTGATAGGAAAATTTGAAGATGTATTTTTAGCTGGAAATTCTAATACGTTTGTCATTACCTCACCACTTTCAGGAGGATAGTATTACTATTTATCCTATCTGAAAATGTGATTGGGTCGGATGAAATATCATCCATGAGTTTACGAAGTACGATCTTACCACCAGAAAGTACTTTCTTGATATACTCTTCTGGCTTACGACCAACACGTTTAGTTAGGGAAGAATCGCTATCAAAGCCATCAATGCTAGTGCGCCGTACACTGAGACCAGCAGGACCACGAGCGCGAAACACGCTAATAGTTTTGTACTTAGTATTAAAGGTCCACAGTTCTTGAGAGCCGATAACCGTTGCGGGGTCACACGATTGTAATTTATACTCATTGCTTTCTTTCTGATACTGGAAATGTTTCAAGAGCTTTTCTGTAGTAGGAGCTTTCTTCTTACGAGGTGCACGAGCCTTCTTTACATTACCTGCAAAACGTTCGCAATCCTCGACAAGTTTAGCAACGTATGCTAACTTAGCTTTTAATTCAGATTTCGAATAGTGAGTGTAGCCCTCATTGTTTTCGACAACAGCGTAAGCATACTCATCACGAAGTGGGCGATAGTATTCAGCAATTCTGTTTGCATGTTGAGCTGGAATTTCATTTTTCTGTAACCACTCATAAATGTTGACATGTTCACCTGAATCAAGAATAGCTTCTACATCACCTATGATATCAGAAACTCGTTCCTTGATACGTTCTTGAATAGACGGTTTAACTTTAGGTTCAGAAGGTTTTTCTTCTACCTCTTCACCTAGTCCAGACATATTTCTAATATCATCAATAACACGCTTATACTCAAAGTCTTTAAGATGTGCTTTATTGTTTAATGCAATACGGCACATCCATGCAGACGTAGTAGGTATACGCTTCTCCGGTATACGATCAATAAGCTTGATCATATCCTTATCAGTCTTAAAATAGTCCTTGAGGTAAGTACGAGCTTCTTCATTCTCACACATAGTATTATACCACGTGAATGCTCGAATTAACTCAACTGTACCTGGATTAATACCTACCTTAGGTTCATCACCTAGGTACTTCCAATTAACCAGATAGGTTTCAGACTTAGTAGTACGTTTAGTCTTTTTTGTTTTGACTTTCAGTAATGACTTAGCCATGATACCTCACACGTTAAAAGAAGATAGGGGGCCGGTTTCCCGGCCCCTTTATGTATATCAAGCAGCTACTTGCTGTGAGGAAGTCTTACGAGTCTTAGCAACACCGGAAACAAATTCCGAAACAAACTGAGCCTTTGCTTTCTTGATATGAAGCTTGGCATTACCAGGCTTCAAACCCATCTGCTCAGTAAGATCAGAGAAGATAGTCTTCTCGTCTGAACCAAGCTTGAGAGCACCAAGAATAAAAGAACGAACCGAACCCTTAGCATTACGAACTGTACGCATGTCAATTTCTCCTTTGTTATGCGTTTCACTACACTTATAATGTCGTATATTGTTAAAATTAAAGCAACCCTATTTTTACCGGGTTACCCTTCCATCCAGAAATAGGGCTATACGACAGCACCCCATCTGGATGAAACACATCACATTCAAATCCACACTTGACTGCCTTTACGATAGCCTCATCTAGATCTGAACCTTCGTAGATTGAATATCCAAAATTTGTTAACCAGACCTTGTACACTTCAATCTCCTTATCTCATCATATTACTAATGTAACGGTATTTGGAAATAATTGCAACTTATTTTTTACCCACATATTCCATTACATAAGTCTCAGATCCATCAGGGTGTCTATGTGAACGGATAATAACCCATCCGTTTCCCTGCAACTCACGAAGGCGCTTTACACAATAGCGCGGCTGACCTGTAAATGTCTTAGTCATTATCATATCTCCGTTTCTCATATTATTATCATAGTATTTTTCTGAAAATAATGCAACTTATATTTTCTTCAATGATTTCAATGAGTTAGCATTTATCTGGTAAATCCTTGAAATCATTGAGTTTTTTTGGATTAGAAATTATCCAATGATTTCAATGAATATATCACGGATTCGCTAAGTCCTTGAAATATAAGGCGTTTTTTAAGGAAAAAAACAGTTGACTTATTTACTAAAATATACGAATATTAATTATAAGGAGAAATGAGATGAACGCAATTTTAGCCTATCTTCCCTGGATATCATTAGGATTTGGTATACTTGCTATTACTGCAATTTATGAGTATCTTACAGAAAAATAAGTTGCATTAATTTCCAAATACCGCTACATTAATAATATGATGAATGAGAGGAAAGAAAATATGTCGACTTTTGAAAATGTTCGTGAATGGGAAATGCAATGCTACGGTATGCTTTCATCAGATATTGAAAAGAATATCTTGAATTCGCCGATGGCAAAGTTAATGTCAATGGAAATGATGGCAATGTCGATTCTTTCAGATGCTCAGGAATTGCTTGAGCGTAATCAGAATAACCGTGCTCGTCAGCATATCAATATTGCAAAGTACATTCTCGGTCAGATGATGGACCGCAATTATCGTAAATCAGAGGTTGCTTAATATGTATCGTGAATCTGAGAAAGAAGTTCATCAATACCTTGATGAGCACTTTGCTACTCATGATGTATGGACTCATGACGATGATCATCTAAGTCGTTTTCATCGTTCATGGGTTCGTAAGAACTCTGACAGGTTCTATGTGAACAAGGTATCTGAACTTATGACTGGTCAGCCTATTTACCGTTATGGTAACAAGACTGGTACTCAGTATGGTTCTCGTGGTAAACACATTGGTTGGGGTGGATCCTATTGGTCTCACACCTGGCAAATTAGAAAGCGTAATGGAGAGTAATGTGAGTTTGATTACAGAAGATGAATTTGAAGTGATGTTAAATAACGGTGATCTCGATATGGAGTATTCCGAGTATATAATGAATAATGCTAATATCGGTAACGGTGATATGCTTATCAATGCTATGGAAAGTGGTAATTACTACGAAGGTTTCAAAGAATATTTTCTCGATCAATATAAGGTAGCTTGATATGACAATACTTGCTTTATCAGAAGATTACTTCCGTATGCAGCAGAACTACATCGATCAGTACGTGGTTACGAGCCAGAATAGGAACTATGTTAAGAAGCGTATAGACCTATTGGTTAAGGATGGCTGGAAACTTAAGTCTCAGTCTGTAGATAAAGATGGTTATATTCGTTCAGTAATGGTGAAGTGATGCTTCAATTAAACTATATGAGAACGCTTTCCAACGGCAAAGAAGTTGGTGTATATAATGAGAAGGTATCAGGTGGTATGATTGACAAGTATGTCGGTCCATTTGATACTTTAGAAGAATGTAAAGAGTATTGTGATAACTATACCGATTCATACCGGTTAGGTTATAATGGTCGTGCTAGCTTTGTTTACATAGATGGTAAACATTATGCTGCATGTTCACGTTGGACATCTTGTGATTGAGGTTAAAATGATTAATAAAATTAAAGAAGAACTCTATACAACACTCCTACTCACTAAATTAGTAAGAGATGAACCTATGCCTGATTGGTGGAATCAGCATGACTTCTCATCTGGCTATTTTAGTGGTAGGAAAGAAGCTGCAAGACTCTCTACGTCATATTTAGAGAGTATTATTGATCAGTTAGAAAAACTCACTGAGCAGCAAGTTGAGTCAATAGACTCTCCCAACGACGACTGATATTCATTTCCCAGTTGTAGATAACATCAGTATAACGTTTTTGAAAGGCTAGACGGTTAACGTCTGGCCCATTTTTTGTTATGTCTAGTATAGTCTCTTCTAAGACTCTCATAAAACGATTTGCATGTTCGTTATTATCTTCTGACCATTGATACATATTAGCAAACCCTGCAGTAGTCTCAGGTAGTGCTGCATAGTTAGGGCATACAATCATATTCATTGCTGACATAGCTTCGATTGCAGCTAAACAGGAAGTCTCTGGCCAAATGCTTGGATAAGCAAAGATATGAGATTTTTTTAGTTCTTCTCTGATCTGTTCGTTTGATACTGCACCATGATAATTAATCTTTGGATGTGCTTTACAGCGATCAAATAATTGTTTGTATGGTTCGTCTCTTTGACTCCAACCATAGATACTAAAACTTGAGAAGACATCAAGTACTATATTATCATATTTTTCTGCTAGTATTTCAAATACCGGTACTAATAGTTCTAGACCTCTATGAGGTGTGGTGTGGTAGATTATTCTTACTGTACCGTCAAATTTCTTTTCTTGTATATCGATAGGGTATATACCGTTTTTAATAACCACACACTCTTTATATGGTAACCCTAAAACGAGATTATAGAGTTGCATTTGCCAATCAGATACTGCAACTATCTTATCAAATCTTTTACGCTTTAAACTATCTTTAAGGTGCTGTGATTCTGGATCATTAGGAAGATCATGCAGCCAAAGAATATGCTTCTTGTTAAGAGTTAAATCTCTTACACGAGATGGTATGATCTGAAATTTATCAAGTAACTCTTTAGGTAATGTTTTATGCAGACGTTCTTGCATAAGTTCAGTACCACCACGGGCGTGTTCATTCAATTCATTCTTTTCCATAACAAAACCTTAATAATAAAAAGATCAAACTTTTTCTTTAAAGATCGATCCTGGTAATTTTAATTCAGCTTTTTCATCTTGTAAACCAATTAATGTGCGTGCAGTAAAAGATAATATACTCCATGCACAAAAACCTACTACCACAGAAGCAGCTATCATATTATCAGAAGAAGATGGCCATCCTATCCAATCAAGCAGAACTGGTGCAAACACTATAGATGTTAAAACACTGAGTCCTGATCTAACTGCTGCATCCCAAACATTGCAAGGTTTGTAAAAAACCATGAACGATACTCCACCTGCAAGACCGCCTAGACCAGTCATCATCTTAGCCATTAGCGGGGTTGTTATTGGGTCTGACATTACCGTACCTTTAGAAATGTGTTATAGTATTATTTATGAATACTAATAACTGAGTCATATCTAAATGAACGCCACCCTTCTTTATCTATATCCCATGCAGAAATTATATTTTCATTTACTTTTTTCTCACGATCAGTCTTCTTCTCATGAGGCTTAATAATATTTTCTAATAGTGTACATTTCATTTCACGTTCACTACCGTCTGTCTTAGTAAATTTAACATTTACAATACCAGACTTAAGCATATGGTATATGGTTGACTTAGATAGCTCCGTCACCAAATCCTCCTGCTGTTTCTTCGAGGTATGCATTAAGTTCATAAAAACCACCTATCTTAAACCCTTCAGCCATAACAACAGGAACTGTCTTTTGTCCAGGAAACAATTCCTGAAACTCTTCTAGTGTATAGTGTTCGCCTAGACGATAATATTTGTATGGTATGTTTAAACTGTCAAGAAGATTTTTAGATCTCTCACAGAATACACATCCATCCTTACCGTATATTTCTATCATTTTCTACTCTCTTCCAGGGACCAAACGCTCTTGGATCATTACCTTCCACTCTAATAAAACGTTTATTTGTTTCATTAGGATTGGAATTAGGTATTGTTACCATTGTACGTTTACCTCTTTCCCAAAATTTAAGTTGCGCAAGAGTTTTTTCTGTATATGTACGATCACGTCTCATTGCTCTAAGAGTATCTTTTGAAA